TAGTCGTCGGCAGCGTCAGATGTGTATAAGAGACAGGCCCAGCAGTCCGAGGCCGACGCCCGCCGTGCCGATGATACCAGTGGTCAGGGCCGCATTGGCCTTGCCGTTGCTTGCGTATTCCATAGAGTTTCCCTCCAAAAAATGTAGTGAACTGGCCAGTTCCTACGTTCAGTATGAGGGATTTTGAATTTCTAAGGGACGCACGAAGGTAGCATGAGTGACGCATTTGTGTCGCATTTTTGACGCAAATAGAAAAAGCCCATGCAGCGGTGAACTGCATGGGCTATGTAAACACTATTAGTCTTTTTGCGGTGGAAGTCTTGTAATAAACAATTTGTTAGAATCGTCATCAAAATTGTTCTGGCACTTTCCGCTTATCGCGTCATGATATATCCTATTTGCGATTATATCCGCAGCCCTTACCAAGATTACGCTTGCGGAATTACAAAACTCTAACGAAACTGTTTGCACTTCCGGGAAAAGAGGTGGAAAAAATCTTGAATAATCTCGTGCGAACATCCACCTCTTGAATTCCTCTTCGAGTGATTCTCTTAATTCATAAAATCCGTTTGTAGATGTCGAATGTTCATCGGCAAAGAAATACATATTTTCCACAGTTCCTTGCTCGATTCGATTTCTTCTAATCAGTTCTTCAAGCAGTCGCTTCACGCCGATCTTGAATACATAATCAAGATAGCGTTGCTTCGACTTCTTGTCTTTCATAATTTCGTCCTGAACAGTCTGCTGATCGACTACCACACCGAACTTATAAAACTTGTTCAGAGATCGGTACAATTTCCGTTTTTCGTTGCCCTCAACCGTGGACGCCTTTATTTCCATGTCCCAATACCCGCCATGTTTTCTGACACAGCGTTCTGCTGCATGGTATTTTCTCGATGCGATGTCCTTTTCATCTTTCGACAAAAACACCAGTCCACCAAACGCGAATATTTCATTGTGTGCTTTATCTAAGACACCTGATTCATCCGAGTAGACGAATATATTCATAATTCGACACCTCATGCAAAAAAAGCCGCCCGAAGGCGGCTTCCCCGTGGCCGACGATATTACATATCGCTTAAACGTCAATTCGGTTACACGGGTATACAGTGCATCTCTGCCTGCACCATCAATATATACTTCATATTACGAAATGTCAATATGTTCAGAAAAATTTAATAAAATGTTCTTGTTTTCTTAACACAACATGAGGAAACTCCCCGACAGGATCACTCCTGCCGGGGGCTTTTGTACCGTCACAATATCTTGTATCTGTTACTCGTTTATCATCTGCAGCTTTGCTGCCGTGTGCCGCGCTCGTGCGTAGATCTGCGGCAGTCTGCGGGTGATCGTGCTGCGCGCCATGTCCAGCTCCACCGCGACTTCGATCTGCGGTGTTTTGTCCATGACATAGCGCCGGACGATCTCCGCGTCCTGCTCACTGTAGCCTGCCTGTTCTATGATCTGCTCCCACTCGCCTTGCAGCAGGCCGGTCAAGTCATCCGGAATCCGCACCCTCGCGCTGATCGTCACCACCTCCAATCCGGGTGGCGCGGCACACGGGGCTTTACTGCTTATGATTCAGGATCGGGACATTGCCCTTGTTCGACACTTCAAGATCCAGCGCCTTTGCGATGTCGCGAATTTTAATGTAATTCGTGCCGTCCTTCAAAATGCGTTCGACCTCGATCTCCTTGCCGTCAATGATCATCTTTGCTTTTGTTACCACTTCGTCCACCTCCTCCAAGAGCTTCTTGAATGCTTCCCACTTCGTTTCATCAATGAGCGGCAGCGGACACAGCTTCATCGAAATATCATAGTGCCGGATTGCGGCCTGCACGTTCGGCAGCCGCTTCAGCAGCATCTGATAGAGCCGCGCCGCATTTTTCATCGTCGCCTCCGGGATGTAGTACTTGCCAGAAGCGTCTGTGTGGCTCACCATCTCGATAGATACCGTGTTGTAGTTGCCGTACACCTTGCCAAATTTTCCGCTCTGGCCGTCGCCCACGGCCCACGCCACCACGTCCAGCGGCACACACTGGTAAACGGTATCGCCCTCGTCGACCACGAAATGTGCCGACGCAGCGCGTCCCTCGGAGCCGTTTGCAAAATACCTGGCATTGCCGAGCGCCGTCGCGTGCAGGCCGGTGTTGGCCGTGTAGTGGAACACGATGGCTCGGATAGCCGAGAGCGGACGCCTGCCGCCCACTCTCGTTGCCCTAATGTTATCGTTAATTTTCAGTGCCATTGTCTTCACCCTTCGCATCCATCGCGTCCTGTGCCTTCTGGCTCTGCGTCCCGAAATAGAACGTGATGACCATCAGGAAGATCGTCAGGAAATCCTTGCCCGTGATGTCGCCCCGGAGCGCCAGCACCGTAAACACCACCGTCAGCAGCAGCGTCACCAGCGACTTCACGCTCAGCAGATTCGACAGCCGTTTCATGATCTTTTCCATGTTATGTACTCCTTTCACGCTTCTACGATGTTGATACCGTACTGCTCCGCGCAGATATGCTCAATCTTGCAGCCGCGGGCGTTCTTCCACCCGGGGGCAAAGTACGCAACGTCAGCCGTCGCCAGCAGCTCCAAAGACCGACCGAGACACCAGAGCGCCGTGTTCTGCACGTCCGGGTGCGTCTCGAAATATGTATCAATAACTTCTATCTCATCCCCGACAATCTCCCTCGCGCACCGGAGTGCATCTTTGCGATCTGCAAGTATTTCTTCTTTGCTCTTGCCCTTCATGGGCTGAGAGATAAACAGTTTTTTCATAAGTAACTCCTTTCAATCCTTCAGCACGATCTCCAAAAACCGTGCCTTTTCCTCTGCCGTATACGTTTCCGGCAGGCGCTCGATGTACTTGATTGCGTATTTGCTTCGGTTCTCGTTCTTGGCCTTCCACAGGTAAAACATCCCAATCGCCGTCGCAAATCCGATGACTGCCAGCGTGACCTCCACACTCAGCACGCCGAGCACATTCAGGATAATGCAAACGACGCTTGCCGCCGCGCTGCCAATCAGCAGCTTTTTTGAAGTCTCCATTACACAACCCCCGCATGAGCCATCGCAAAGCCGACCAGCGCCCCCACAATGGCCGTGAGGACTGCCTTGACCAGCGCCTCCCATTTCCCGCCCGGAATGGCCTTGAGGCTCTTAACGTCGTCCTTGATCTCGCTGACATTGGCCTCGATTGTCTCCTGCTTCGTCGCCAGCACCTCTACCGAGGTCGCCAGCTGATGCAGGGCCTTGTTGTCTGCTTCCAGATCGTCAATGCGGTGCGTGTTGCTCTTGCATCGCGCTTCAATCGACGCAACCAGTGCCTGAATTCCATCATCCATCTCTTTTCTCCTTTATACTTCGGTAAAATACAGCCCCACCAGCTCATGAGGCAGGAACTGAAGCGTCACCTTGCCGCCCGGCTGCTCGCCCGTCCGTTCGCAGCGGTAGAGCTTTCCGTCCTCCGGGTCTGTGTAGTAAAGTCCGTAGGTGTACTCCATGCCTTTTGCGGCTGGAATGGGGTCGTCCTGTGTGCCCGCGTGGGTCTCGTCGATGACGGTAAACAGCGCCGGGACTTTGTCCGGCTCCCAGCTCTCCTGTGTCGTGTGGGCCTGTGTCACGCGATAGAGCCTGTCTGCATAGACCAGCCGGTCGTTGACCTCCACGGACATTCCTGCCGCCCAGCGGTCATACAGCTCCATCGCCTTTAAGGCGTCCGCGTCCGTCAGACTGGCGCTCGCTTTTACGATATAGGGCCGCAGCGCCCGCGCCCTCTCTGTGTAGCTCATCATTCCGCCTCCCCAAGTAAAATTTTCGCCGCGTTTTCTGCATCCGTCAGCGGGATCGCCGCGCCCATTTCCTCGTAGCTGCCCTCCGGCTCCGTGCCTTTTAGCAACTTTCCCGCAAGCCGGAACACCGTATCAGACAGTGTCTGATACTCACTTCCTTCCTTGTCAGTCAGTGTCACGGCCATCTTCGCACAAAAGCCCTCAGCCTCGGCTTCCTTGCACGGCACATAACAGCCGTTGCCGTGCAGTCGGATCAATACGATGCTGTCCGCATACCCGGCAAACGCACCCTCTTTTTTTACTGCATACATGGTGTCCCTCCAAATTTCTCTTGATAGATTTTCTCCAATCGTTCCGTGCTGGCCGTCCGCAGCCGATTCTTCCAGTAGCCGTTCTCCTGTCCCGGCCAGTTCTCATCGGTGAAATCTTCACCACAACCATGCTTCTCGTACCAGCGGTAGAGCTTTTCCAGCGTCTCTTGCCGTCTCTGCCCCTCATCAGTCAGTGGTCGAAAATGATTCCAGCCGTTTTCTGAAGTCGCATAGCAAACCATTTTGCTATTGAGGTATAGCATCCCGTCATGCTCCTGCAAAATCGTGCCGTATGGGATATTGACCTCCCCAGAGATGGATTTTCCCTTGAAGCGTTTGTATGTGATGTAGTCCATAATGCCTCCCTATACGCAAAAGCCGGGGGCAAAGCCAATCGAGTAGTGCGCGTTGTCGTTGCTGACCGCGCCGTCAGGAATCACAAGCGTGAAATACGTGGAACTGCCGGCAAACGGGGAACGGAGCCACCAAACAACGGCTGTGCTTGTCGCGCTGTGATTGTATTTGACCTTGCTGTTTCCGGCGCTGTAATACGAATACTGCGCCTGTTTGCTGGATTCGTTTGGATTCCCTCGGCTGATCGTCCCGAATACTTCGTATTCAGCCAGCAAAAAGAAATAGTCCGTTGTCGCTGTCACCGCGCTTGCGTCGCTGCTGGCACCTGTGTTGTCCGTGTACTTTGTAACGGACTTGATGATGGCACGGAGCGCCGCCGGAATGACTGCAATAATCGTTCCGGAATAGCTCGCGAGGCTCGTCCCGCAAATGTTTGTTCGCATTTGCGACGAGTTCCATCCGCCGGAGTTTGTTGCATTGCTGTTCATTGAAAAATAGCCCGTCGCGGATGCTTGCGAATTATATTTGCTGTCACATAGCGCAACGTCCGTTCCACCGGACAGTGCGGTTTTGCCCAGCTGGAAGTGAATGCGGTTTTGGCCTTCAAGCTCGGCATTGTGATTAAACCCCAGAATGAATGCGTAGATCGTATAGTTTGACAGCGTCAACGTGCCAACTGTGCCGTTCAGCGTGACCGCTTTACAGTCGCCAACGCTCCAATAGTTCGCGCCCTGTCCTTTGTCAGATACCTCCTTGATGGTCGCCCAATCGTTATTGTTCAGTGTGGACGACACAAAAGAGAGTGTCACGTCATAGATGCCGGTGATAGATATGCTTTTCGCATCGGACGTTAGCCCGCCCAGCGTGGCCTTGACATTCCATGTACCGGCTTCCGGAACAGTCAACGTACAAGAATTGTTGACGGATGTACCGCTTACAGACAGGCTTCCTTTTGTAGCAGTGACGGTTGCACCAGATGTCACAGACACGACGATCTTCAATTCCGTGCCGGTCTGAATGGCCTGAATGGCGGAGATAAAACCGGATGGGAATTGCAGATCGGCGCTGGTGTTGCCCTTTGTCCGGATCGCGTCCGCGACCTGCGTCAGTTTTGAATCCAGCGACGCCGAATCAACGACCTTGTCGTATGCCATCAGTACGCACCTCCGCTCCACGTCGGCAGCGCCGCCAGCACGTCATTGACCATGTTCGTCTGATCCGCCGCCGTCCAGTAATCCGTTCCCTTCACCGGCGTGTGACCGGCAGGGCCTTGCGGTCCGGTCGCGCCGGGTTCGCCCTGCGGCCCCTGTGCGCCCTTTGGCCCCTGCGGCCCCTCCGGGCCGGTCGCGCCTGCCGCGCCTGTTTCACCTTTCTCGCCGGGTTCGCCTTTCGCACCCTGTTCGCCCTGCGGCCCCTGTGCACCATGTGGGCCTTTGATGTTCACCGAGGCAGGATTCTCCTTCCCGCCGTCGTTCGTCCAGCTGAGCGTCCCATCCGCCGAAACGGACGGCGTGAACGTCGTGCCCGTCGCGCCGGGTGCGCCAGCCGCACCGGGACTGCCGTCTTTGCCCGGTTCTCCCTGTGCGCCTGTGTCGCCCTTGTCGCCCTTCTCACCCTTCGCGCCCTGCAAGGGGCCGTTGTTGACCCACGCAGATGTCACGCCGTCGTAGATGTAAATGTCATACGGCTCCGCCGTGCCAACACCATAAGCGTCGCCAGCCGTTGGATTCGTCACCGCAGCGGCCAGAGCCTGCGCCGTTGCGTAGTAGCCCGAGATGGTCAATCCCTTTCCGGGTTCGCCCTGGACGCCCTGCAAGCCCTGCGGCCCTCTCGGCCCCGTCTCGCCCTGTGGGCCTGTCGCTCCCGTTGCGCCAGTTTCGCCCTTGGCCCCGGTCTCGCCTTTCTCGCCTTTCTCGCCTTGGCGGCCTCGGGATGGCTTCCCGGTGTCAACATTTCCGAGATACCAGTTCTCATTCTCCCCGATGGTGGGCGTGATGCCCTGCGGGCCGGTCGCGCCCGTCGCGCCGGTTTCGCCCTTTGCGCCCGTTGCGCCAGTGTCACCTTTCTCCCCTCGGTCGCCCTTCTCGCCTTTCGCGCCAGTGTCTCCCTTCGGCCCCTGCGGCCCCATGACGGAACCCATATCCAGCTCTTTTCCGTCTGTCAGCGTAAAGATCAGATGGCCGTCCGCCTCGCGGACTTCAATGCCCTTCACGCCGCGCGACGTCTGCCCGCTCAATGTGACCAAAATACTGTTCGGAATTTCAACCTTCACTGTCTCACCTCATTCCACCCGGAGTTTGTTGTCCCGCGCCAGCGTCGTCCGGTCTCCGTGCGAAAATTCCACGTCGTAGGTGTATCTGCCCTTCGGGAACTTCGCGCTGATCTCCGCATCGACCACAAGCGTCACCTGATTGTTCGCGACGTTCGAAAACGTCTTGCTCCAAACCTCCGCCCGCGTGTCATCTCGGAACGTGATTTTCACCGTGTCCGTCGCCCCAATGTCCACCGCCGCTCCGTCCTGATCGACAAGATCCGCCTGAATGACGACGCTGAATGTATCTCCGGCATACCAGCACAGCACGCCGTTCGAGATTCGCGGGCTTGCGTATGCCCCCGGAATTGGAATTCCCATTTTCATCAACTCCTTTCCCTCAGTGTAACAGCTCCACCCGGCAGATTCACCCCACGCAGCACTTGACGGCTCCGCCCTCCGCGCGCTATACTGTTCTTATCTCAAACAGGAGGAGAATATTTTATGCTGGACAAGAACGATTTGGCACTCATTAAGGATTTGCTCGACACACAGACTGCCCGCATGCTGGATGCAATGGAGGCCCAGAAAAAAGAGATTCTTCAGGAGACCGCCGCCGCCACGCGCGTTCTTATCGAATCTTCAATTATGCCGAAATTCAATCTTCTCGCCGAAGGCCAACAGACTCTGCTTGAAAAGCTCGCCCCGAAAAGCCGCGTGGAAGAGCTGGAGGAAGAGGTCGATTTCCTGAAATCCATTATCAAGCTGCACAGCGAGCAGATCGCTGAACTAAAAAAAGCCCAGTAAAAAACCGGAGCGGTCATCCCGCTCCGGTCTTTTGTTACTTGTACGGATTGTTTTCTTCCTTCCAGTCCTTGTTGCAGCTTCGCCAAATGGCCGCTTTCTCTGCCTTCGGAATGTCCAACTGATCGAGCGCCGTGTTCACCCGCTCCTGCGACACGCTCTGCGTCCCGTATGCGCCGAAGTACGCCTTTCGGAACGCGACATAGTCCGAATGGGAAACGCCCTGTTCTTCCAGTGCATCCATCTTCCCGCGCTCCGTATCGTCGGCCAGCGCATTATAATAATACGCCGTCTTCCCTTCCTCCGGCAGATCGTAGGCGAACAGCATCGTGAGCTTCGCTTCCTTGCTATCCAGCTTCTTCATCGCTCCGACGAAGGTATAGCTGTCCCGCTGATCCGCTCCGGCTGCGGTCATCTCCTGATAGGCCGCCGTCTCCTTCGCGCTCAGATTCTTGAATCCGCTCTCGATCCATCCCTGCGCTTCCTCCGTCGCCGTCTTGCCAAAGAGCAGCGCCTGTGCCAGATTCTTTGCCATCTCGCCCGGCTTGTCATTGTAGATTGGATATTGCAGGATGTCGCGTCCCTCGTTGTCCGCCTTGTAGCTGCCGCCCTGCACGACGGCCTGCGCGCCCTGTGCCATCTTCTTGATCTGCCCGCCGCCGAATGGCAGCGCAAGATAGGCCGCCGGGTTTGCCAGCTCGTTCACCACCGTCTGCACTTTCTTCTTCGGGGCAATGTCCTCGTTGCTGGCAAGCAATGCCTTTTCGATGTTCCCGATGTTCGGAATGGCCGACGAAACCGCAATGCGTCCGCCGTCAATCTCCAATCCCAACTTCTCATCCAGTCCGAGCACCGTGAGCATCTGCGTCCCAGGCAGTTCGCTGACGAGGTTTCCGCCGAGATTTTTGATCGCCTGATACGTCCCCGGCTTCTCCTTCGTGAACTCCCACCGGCCTGAGAGCGCCGACTGCACCGTGTTCGGCAGTTGATACCCTGTGAAGTCACCCACGCTGTCATTGATAATGTCCAGCGGGTCGAGCGCCGCTCGTCTGCCGGCAATGGCTTCATAGACCTCATTGTAGAGCCACGCGCCGATCAAAAACTTAAAGAGCGCCTTTGCAAGCTGCGCTACGCCCTTCTTCCGCTCCTGCGGGATCATGTCCTTGAAGATCCAGCTCAGTTCGTTGTTGACCTCCAACTGGAACTGCGTAAAGAGCTTGATGATCGGATTTCGCGCCGAGTAGATCGTCGGCGTCGCGCCTTTGCTGCGGTCTGCCATGATGTTTGCCGCGAACTGGTCTGCCTCCTGCATCGCGTTCACCTCGCTCATGCCAAGCCGGAGGTTTTGCAGATACCGTGCCCGGACGACGCTTCCGGTCGTGAATCCGTCGACGGCTTCCATCAAAAATGCCGCCTTTTCCGAAACCTTGTCCATGGTCGACATCGCGAGCCGCCCATATCCGCTGCGGTTGTGGATGAATGTTGAAGCCGCGTCCAGTCCGTCCGCCGTCTTGTAGTTTTGCAGCGTTTGCCACATCCCGTGCAGCATATCCGCCGATGACACCTGGCTCCATGCCTGCGTCAGCGGAATGAAGTTCGTCAGCGCCGAGCCGATGTTCGCCGCCACCATGTTTGCGCCCACGCGGGATTCAAAGGCTTTGCAGACGTTGTAGAATTTCCGCCCCAGCATCTTCTCCATGCCGCGGTCGAGCCGCGACTTCTTTCCGGCAAGCAGATTCGTGTATTCGTCCAGCTCCGCTACGAAGTTTGAGAGTGCAAACGGCGCGTCCTTCATTGCCTGCGCCACCCGCTCGTTTGCTTCATCCGGCGTCAGCGTCGGGTCTTGCAGGATGCGGTCGATCTGCTTGCGCACACCCTCGTCGCTCGCGCGGTAGCGGATCTGTGTGGCCAGCGCCCGGAGCCGCTGAATATCGCCCGTGTGGTAGATGACGTCCGAAGCAACCTCAATGTACCGGTCGAAGCCTTGCAGCGCGTCATAGGCCGTCGCATAGCCGAGCCGCTGCTGGATGTTCGCCATATACCGGATGCCCGGCCGGAACGACTGCGTCAGTCCGTTGATCGTCGCGGGCAGCGGCGTCACCTCGTCTGTAATGCCGAGGTGCCGTCCGAATCGCGTCAGCAGGCTCCCGTCCTTGTCGTTCTCCTGAAAATGCGGGAAATATCCCTGCATATAATCGACCGGCTCATAGCCGTTTTCCATCCGCACGCGGTTCATGTCCTGATAGAGCTGATCATAGATGCTTCTGAATTCCTTCACGGCGTGTTCGATCTTCGCGTAGTCCAGCTTCGGGTTTTCCTCGCGGAACTTTTGAATTGCCGCGTTCCATTCCTCGTAGCCAAATCCGCCGCGCTGCTTCACGCGCGGATGCTCCGCCAGATACTTCCGGTTGAATTCCGCTTCCCCGAGCCACTGCACTGCATAGCTCTCTGAAACCAGATTCCCGTTTTCCACCTTCCGGCCGAGATTCAGCGCTTTGATCCTGTCCTGCAAGCCGACGACGTAGCTCTTTCGGTCGCTCTCGTTCTTGTGTACCGGGTGGAAATACTCGTTGTTGAACGCCTCGGCCTTCTCATCCGCAACCTTGCCCTTCTTCGCAATGTCCCGGATGTTCCGCTCCATGGTCTCGCGCATATACGCAAGGCCGCTCCCCTTGTCGACCCACTTCTCGGCTTCCGCCGCGTTCAGCGCGTTCTCCGCCTGATCGCGCAGTCCCTGCTTGTGCGTGTTGTTCCATGCTTTCAGCCGCAGCGCCAGCAGATCATAGTCCGCTTTCGCTTCGTAGGTTTTCAGAATTGCTTCCGCGTTCTCCCGGTTCTGTACCGCTTCCGGCGTCGTGTCTCCGCGCAGCAACATATTCACGACCTTCTTGTCTGCGTCCGTCAGCAAATACCGGCTCTGCACCTTCTGGAATTTCTTCTTCTCGGCCTTGACCTCCTTCGCAAGCTCCATGGCTTCCTCTGCCGTCTGCGGCACGCCCAGCTTCTCCTTCTTGCGCTCCTGCGCTTCCTGATAGCGTTTCGCAATGCGGATTCCTTCTGCAAGCCGCTGTACGGATTCATCAAAGTCATTCCGCGCCCACGTCTTGAAGCTCTCGGCCTGCGTTCCAAACGCTTCGTTCAGCGTCTTTTCGCGCTTCTGGATGCTCTGCGCCACCTCATAGAGCTGCAAGAGCTGGTCGCTCGGCGCGGTGATGCTCGATGGGAACAGCTCCGGCGCCATGTCCCGCATCTCCTGATAGAACGTGTCGACCGGCAATCCATCGCTGGAAAGGCGCAGCGTGCCCATGGTCTGCTTGCGGAACAGATTAAAGTCCGCAATGTCCGCCCGGTCTTTCGCCGAGATAAAAAGCTTCTGCGTGCGGATTTTCTCGCGCACATCCTTGTACTGCTCATAGTATTCTGTGTCGGCTTCCCGCCCGGCGTCCCATGCCTGTTCAAAGAGCCGGTTCAGCTTCGCGCTGTCCATCTCGCCGCCGCGCAGTACGTCGTAGATGATCTCGTCGGCGATTGGCCGCAGCGTCTCGCTCTTGGCCGTCTCCGGTACGCTCAGATTGTCTGCCAGCCGCCGCACCAGTGTGTTTTCCGTTCGCGCCACATATTCCGCCGCCCGCTCCGGCAGTGCATCCCGGAACCGCTGCTGGGCAGAGGCATACCGGATGTCCGGGTTGTACCTATTAAACGTCCCGACGTTGTCCGTCGCGCTCTTGACCTGTTCCGGGTCTAATGCAATGTATGCGTCCGTACTTCTGCCCCAACTGCCAGCATCGTTTACGAGGATGATCCCATCATATCCTGCTTTCCTGAGCGCGTCGGTTAGTACCTCTTTTGCCCGATAAGAAAGTTCGTTTGCCTTCTCTCCCCATTCCTCTACAATGGTATCTTCTGCATTGAACACACGTTCAAATTCCGGCGTTCCGTACAGACTTCTGCTGTTTTCTCCCGGATGTGCTGCTTTCCAGTCTGTAAGGAATTTCACAAAGTTGTTTTTCGCTTCCTCGAATCTCTGCTTGTATTCCGCATCGAGCGCCGTGTGCTCTCGAACGATTGCATCATACTCCGGAGACATTGCACGGAGCTTCTGTTTCAGCTCGGCGCGGTTTTGCACCGACAGGGGATTCTGAATATTCGCATAGAGCGCCATTTGATTTTTGCCGCGTAGTCCAATATCTTTGTCACTACTTTTTAGGAAAATTCCAAACGGCGTTTCGTTGTCGCTTGTTCCCGCTCCGTTCCTGCGAACATCAAAAACCGTAAACTCATTTTCCGTCTGATGATAGACCACCTTTGGCGTTCCATCCGCATTAACTACCTTGCTTGCGCTCTCCGGGTGATTCTGCCAATCGCCGAACCAGTCCTTAAAGGCTTCTGTTTCCGTCTGGTCGTTTTTCGCCTGCTCCTCACTGGCTGAGAATTTCATTCCTACCGGCGCATACTGCCCCTGCGTTGGGTCAATCCACGCGACATCCGCCACGTTCACGGTTTTGGAATACACTTTCCCATCCCCGGAATAGCTCTCTGCCTCCATTCTGGATGGAGTGACAAACACGCCATTTCCAATTTTGTAGGAACTGTATACCGTGATCTTTCCTGTGCGAACAGCATCCTCCGCCATCTGCCGCGTATAGTCCGGGTCATACTCGTCATACTCCGCCCATTCCGGATCTGCAAGCGTTTCGGACAACGTTTTGATTTCCGACGCGCTACGAATCCATGTGTGATAATCGTCCTCTGCGGCGTTGCTGTTCTGGATGATGTCAAACTGTGCCGCCTTGCGCTGATCTGCGTCCGCCGCTGCCGAAAATTTCTGCTTGACGTTCGGTGCCCTCGCGCTGCCGGACTTCTTCATCCACTGCCCGGCCTCCATCGTCACCTCGGCGCGGATGTTGTTCGTGCCGTAGTCCGTGCGGTTGATTCCGGCGTAGGCGTCCGCTACGATTTCCTCAACGTAGGCGTCCGTGTTGTCTCCGTAGATTACGTTGTAGGCGTCGATGTAGCTGTCGATCTGCGCCTTGCTGATCTTTCCCTCGTCCACCAGCCGCTTGCGGATGCGCTGCGCCATCTCAGCGTTGCGCTGTGCAATGATGTGATACCCTTCGTGCTTGGCAAGCTGCGTCGCGGTATATTCCTCGCTGTCCAGCCGCACCAGCACTGTTCCATCGGCCAGCGTCACGCCGTCCGCGCGGAACGTCCGCCCGTCGACCGTGGTTTCCAGCTGCCCGACGACGAATTGGTAGCGCTTAATTCCTGCCGTGCGGAAAAATTCTGCCGCCTTCTTCGCGTCCGCGTTTTTCAAAATCTCCGCCCGCGGCATCACGCGCACCGTGTTCTCGCTTCCGCCCTTGCCAAGCAGCTCCGCATTCGTTACTTGAGGCCAAGTTCCTGATAGATTTTTTGCCTGATCCGCTCTTTCTCGTCCTCGGCGGGCGCTTTCGCTTCGCCCTCCTGCTGCTTGCTCCACTCGCTGAGCTTGCTCTCCGGCACGCGCACCATCATTCCGTTCCTGTCCTTCAGCAGATATGTTCTTTCCATGTTCATTTCCTCCCTTGACATTTTTCTGAATTTCTGATACAGTGTCACCAAGCTGATAGTTTCCTGTTCGCTCGGCCTTGTAGCCAACGCTGTTCAGGAAATTGTCGGCTTTTTTGTTGTCCAGAATCCGAAGCGTTTTTCCATCCTTGATCTGGTTCTGCACCCACGCAGACGGAGTATCCAGTCCATAGGCGCTTTTCATTCTGGTCACTGTCTCTCCATCCAGATTAACATTTTTCCGGAAGGCAAGCAAGAGCGGTTTTCCGTCTGCATCGATCTCCGACGTCAGCACGCCGACCTCATCTCCCTTTTCAAAGGACAGTACAGCCGAATCCATAATCGATTTCAGATTATTAAAAACGCGCTGCGGAACGTTGTGTTTCGCAGTTTTTGCTTTCTTATAGTCCGTCTGTGACATAACGATCTCGCCGGTCAGTCCGATCTTCTGCACGCTTTCCGGCGCTGCTCCGAATGCAAATTCATCCTTTGCCTTGAATCTCCCCGCCCGGTATTCCTTGAACTGCTCTTTCTGGCTGAGATTTCTGGTGTCATTGATGCTATATTTTTCGGTTGCCGCGCCGCTCTGCTGCGCCGCCTTGCGTCCGGCCTCCCATGCCGCCGTCGCCACATCCCGGTTCATCCCGACCGCCGCTCCGACCGTCCATTCCTTCGATACGCCCATCTGCCCCCACTCGTATGCCTTCTGGAATTTTGCGGCATACTCTTCCAAGGAGAGATCTGTCGTGTTGCCGTTTACAAAATACGCCGCTGTCAGATCGTCATAGCCGTTCTTCTGTACCTGACGTTCCAGATAGGCATTGTCCGCCGCAGCCGCTGCTTTGTCCATCTCCGCCTCGGCCTGCGCGGTCTGCTGCCCGGCATACTGCTCCGGGTCGATCTCGGCCCATCCTTCGCCCACATCCAGCAAACTGCCGTCCTCGTCGTACATGTCGACGCCCTGCTGTTCCTGCTGCCGCTGTGCCTGTTCTTGCTCTGTCTGCGGCTGCTCCACGCTCTGCGCGGCGTTTTTGAAGTTCTGGTATGTCTGGTTCTCCTGCGTCTGATCTCCGCTCTGCGCTTCCTCTGCGGCGTCACGCTGTTCTTTTACGTACTCGCGCAGCACACCGGCCACGTCCTTCTGCGTCGGCTCTCCGCCTCGCATCAGATCGCCCTGCAAGGCTGCCGCGCGGTCGAAGGCCGCTCCTTTGCCCTGTGCCAGCCCGAGGTCGATCACATCCTGTACCTCGCCGCGCTGGATGGCCTGCGCCGCCGTCCACTGGATGTTCGCCTCCGACGCGCCCTTTCCCAACGCCGCGTATGTACCGGACATCGCCCAGCCGGAAAGGCCGCCCGCGAGGAACGAAAGGCCATCTTCCTCTGCGAAATCCTTCACCATCGCAGCCATCGCATCCCGCTCGCTCATTCCCTTCGCAAGATAGGCGCGGTACGCCGCTTCCACTTCGCCGCGCCCGCGCTTCGCGGTCACGTCATAGATGCGGTTGAGCCAGTTGCTTGCAATTTCCTCTGCGCCCTCCGAAGCGAACGCCCGGATGACCTTTCGCCACGCCGCCTTGCCGGACAGCATCGTCTCGATGATATCGCCCACGGAATATTTCTCGGTAATTCCCTCGATCGCGCCCTCGACAATACCGTCGATCAGCGCGTCGACGTTGCTTTTGCCGTTCTGGATTCCCTCATAGACCGAATCTGCTGCGACCTGTGACCCCATCACGAAGTTCATCGTATTCGCCACGGCGCCCTGCGCCGCCGCTCCGGTTCCTAACCCCGCCGCACCGACCAAGCCAATCGAGGCCGCCATGTTGACCGCGCTGTCCAGGGCGCTGGTTCCAGCCTGGTAGAGAAACTGTCCGACGTTTCCCATGCCCTCCATGACGCCGCTGCGGATGCTTCCCGACACGCGGCTCGCATTATACAGTGGACTGTAAATATTCGTCGGCATATCCGCGTTCTGATACCCGCCTAACCCCTTCGGCAGCACGCCGCGCAGCGATTCGATATTGCCCAGCGCCTTTGCCGGAGCCATCAGCGCAGATGCCGCCGTTGAAATGTACGGATGCTCCTGCCCGAATTGATAGGACTGCTCCGCCTGTGTCATCGCGTTCTCATAGTCCCGCAGCCGCTGTTCGTATTCCGCGAGGCTTTTGATCTCGTCTTCGCTGTATCCCTTCGCCCGCAGATCGGCATGGGCCTCCATCTTCGAGAGCCCGCTCCCGCCGTTCTGTCTGGAATAGTCCCTCGTGTACATACCGCCCGCATTATATTCCCGCAGCAGCGCCTTCGTCTCGTCATCCAGCGGATCGATCGCCATGTGGCTGCGCTTCATCGCGCGTTCGCTTTGCAGCTGCATCTGCTCCTGCTGAAGCTGCGCAAGCCTGGACTCCATGTCGCTGATCCCTTCCAGTTTGCCCTGCTTGATCAGCTCTTTCCGCTCATTCTCCCGGCGCACGCCTTCCTCGGTCGCTGTCTCCGCTTCCGCCTGCCGCGTCCGGATCTGCTGTTCCAGCTCCTTGATCTGGCCGCCCAGCTCGTCCTCCCGCTCTTTCAGGACGCCGACATATTCATTGTCGTAAAGGCCGCGTTTGTAGTTTTCGTAGTAGCCGTACTGTTTGACCATTTCCGGCGTATGATCGAACTGGTGCTTGGTGATTTGTTCTTCGCTCTCCACGTTCTTTACGGCCTGATTCTGATACTTGTTGTTTTCGGCGTTCGCGGCCTGTGCCGGGTCTCGATAGACTGTCGTGTTCAGAATCTTCTGCTCTGCCGGGGTCAGCGGTTTCCCGCTCATCTGTTTCTGCCGAAGCTCCTTCTGCTTGAGCGCATAGGTGTAATTCTGGTATGCCGTCTGCTTCGCCACCGTCGGCATGTTCGACTGCCCATACCCCCTCGCCACAGTCCCCATCGCGTCCGCCCGGCGCTCATAGCCCTGCGTCACCTGCCGCTGCGCCTGTTGCTGCATCGCCGCGCGGGCAGCCTTGTAGTTTTCAAAGGCTGTCCGGCTCCGATCCATTTCCTCGCCTCCGCGTGACAAAAAATCAGCTTCGTTCACGATGGACGTCTGCGGTCTTTTTGTCTTCTTGTTCTGGTTCTTCAGCGCACCGTTCACAAAACTCTTTTCCGAAATGATCGCCATATCGTCGCTCCTTATTTTTTCCTTGTAGCCGCAGTCCCCGCCGTTCCCGTTCCGCTGTTGTAATAGTTCACGGCGTCATCGATCTTCTTGCCGGTCAGCTCGAAGATCCGGCGCGAAATGTCCGACCACTGCTGATAGCTCATCTGGCTTTGCGCGTTGACCGCCGTCTGATACGCCGCACTGAGATTTCCCTGTGCGATCTGCATCTCAATGGTCTTCTTCACACCGCGATAGCTGGCATCCAGCATCGCCTTGTTGCTCTCGAAATCACCGTACCCATTGATGAGTGTCCGATCCGTCAGTCCGGATGCGCTCCCACCGGAGCCGCCGCCCGATCCGCCTCTCGCCCTGCTCTGCGCCGCGAGCTGCTGCAAGTAGGCGCTGTTCTCGTTCGCCGCCTTCTGCGACCAATAGCTGAGCTGGTCGCTCCATTGGTTGTAGTCCCGCGAATAGGCGCTGTCGTAGGCGCTGCGTGCGTCGGAGAGATCGGAGTAATAGTCGTTCACCGTGTCGCGGTACCGGCTGTACGCCTGATTCTCGCGGTCGCTGATCAGTCCATACTGGTTGTAGAGGTCTGTGCCCTCGTCGCGGTAGCGGTTATATGCCGTGCTGTAAAGATCCGGCACAATGTCGTTCAGGTTTTGCAGATAGGCGTTGTATGCCTGCTGCCCCACCTGTTCGCCGTAGGTGCTGCCATATCCGCCGGTCAGCGCCGCCGCCTGGCCCATCGTGTTTTGCATCGCGAGCCGCCCCTGCCGCTGGTACTGCTCACGGTACTGCTGATATACCGGGTCTGTCCCGAGGTCATAGCTGAACGGCTTCCGGTTCGCGATCCGGTTGTAAAGCTCCGTCAGCTCGCCGTCCCACTGGCTTTGATATTCTCCCGGTCTGCGGGACTGCACCTGATTGAGATACGCCTGCGCTTGCTGCACGGCAGAACCCGGCGTGTATCCGCCTTCCAGCCCATTGAGCCGATTTTGCGTATACCCGCTCACGCCCTGCGAGAGCAGCGGACTTTGCCGCTGCGTATATTGCCCCTTGTAGTTGTAGGTCGTCTGTTTCTTGTTGCTCACCTGGCTCTGGTAGCTGCCGTCCGCGTTGACACCTGTGATCCGGTATGTTCCGCCGCCGGTCACGACCTCGTCGCCCGCCGAAAGGCCCGCCGGGGCCTTCCCGTTCTCCACGCGATAAATTGCCATGTCTTCACCCCTTTACAGTTTGAAATACGTCGCCGCCTGCCGCGGCATGTGGTCCTGATTGTATGCGTTCCAAAATCCCTGCCAGTAGCTGTTGTACTTTGCAGCGGCGTTGTTGTACTTCGTCAGCTCGCCGTTCGCGTCGCAGATCTTCATTTCCAGATACCAGCGGTAAATGTCCTCATACGGGAACGGGATCATCAAAATCGTGTCGAGGTCTACCCCCGGCGGATAGCCGGTAAACTCGCCCATATCCTCTTCCCGCTCATGCGCCCGGAAAACGTCCCGGTCTGCAATGCCGTCCAGCTCCCCGAGCCAGTGCACCTTGTCATCTTCGCCGTACTGATTCGGCATCAGCCGGTCGATCATCTCAATCGCTTCTCGAATTCTCATACTCCACCTCCTACGAAAAAGAGGGAGCGGCACACGCTCCCTCTCGTCATGCCGCAAAGGGCACTATGTTGTTATTTCGGCTCGCTTGCGCGGTTGGCTTCAAAGGCTTCCTGCGCCTGCTGCTGTGCTTCCATCAGGCACTCGTAGACCGGGCGCGGAACCTCCGTCCGCTTGCCCCTCGGCACCTGAAACGTTCTGCCGTTCACGCCGACATACTGGAACTGCTGTTCGTTGTTGCCCGCTCTCGGCAGCATAATCTCCCGCATATCCTTCCATGGGTCATATGCCTGTTCGGTTGTCGCGGTCACAACTGCGGTTTCTTCTGTCTTTGCCATGTGGATTCTCCTTCCTTAGTTTGCCGGGTCGGTCGCGGAGTATGCGCTCGTGCTCTCAATGCGCACCATGCGCTCCTCGTAGAGCCGCTTTGCTGCGCCTTCGTACTTATAGCCGACGGTGCTGAACTGTTCCAGCGGGCCGCCCGCTTCGCCCTTGGTCTTTACGATCATTTCCATCGTGCCACCGTCCGGGTCGATCATGGCAAAGGCGTCCTTGCCCATGATGATCGTCGCATACACGCTGTAATAGACCGCCGGGTTGCCGCTCGCAGCAGCCGTCTTGACCGGGCAGGTGCTGTCGTTCCAGATCTTCTGGTTCGTCGATTCGATAAAGCGCACGCCGTGCAGCTCGCCGATCTCGCCGTTGAACAGCTCCGTGACCGCCGCATACTTGTGCGCCTCGATCCATTCCTTGCTCTGCCGCAGATCGAACTCGACAGACGGATGGATGATACCGACGTACTTGCCGTTGATCGTCGGCGCGTGCGCCTTTTTCAGCGTGGTCACGGCCTTGTTGACCTCGGTCGGCGTCAGCACGCAAGTTGTGTCCATGCCGCTTCTTTCTGTCACCTCGGTATGTTCGCCGGTCGTGGCGTTCACTTTGTCGCAGAGCTGCTTCACCGTGCCGCCCACGACCTCGTTTCGCACCATCTTGTCAATGCTCATGCCGCCGGACGCGCCGAGTTCTTCGGTCGCGCCGAGAATCGCGTTGTCAATCGCGTGCAGTTCCAGCTGGTCGGAGATCGTGACGTACAGGCCCTTCTGCACGATGTCCTGCGTCATGCTGGACATGCCGAGCTTCTGGCCGGTCGGGATGACGCCTTCGGTCAGCGTCTCCGCCTCCGGCAGCGTGTTCCACTTGCGCCATTCCACGCTCTTGCCGTGGTTGCGCGGAAGCGCCTGCTTCTTGGCAAGCTGTGCAAAGATCAGTTCCGGGCGCGCATTTTCCAAAAGCTGCGTGTCGTAGAACGTTTTCATTGTCGGCGTCAGCTTGTTGGTCGTGTCAAACGCCGTAGTCGTGCCGGTGTATGCGTTCACGTAGTTGCCGGTCGCGTTGACCAGCGTGCCCGCATCCGCGAAAAACTGGAATCCAATGTTAAGCATAGTTCTTTTCCTCCTTCTGCTCAGAGGACGATTTTTTCCCCCCTCTGAACCCTTCTGATGATGTCCTCGCGCTGCTGCTTCGACCAGCTGCGCGGGTCTGTGTTTGTGAATTGCCCGCCGTTGGCGTTCCCGCCGATCTCTGGCGGTCTTGCGCCCTGCGCCTGAATGGTCTGCATGACGTTGTTTCTCGCCTGTGCTGCCACCACCTGCGCTTGCGCCGCCTGGATCTCTGCCATGTGTACCACTTCGTAGGCTGTCTTCGGTGGGACGTTCGCCGCGATCAGCCGGGCGAAGTCTTCGTTCGCCATCTCGGCTTCAAAGCTCGTCCCGTACTGCCCGGCAACATCCCGGTCAAATGCCGACCGAATGCCGTTGAACTGCTCTTGAAGCTGGTACTCCTGCAGCTGGCGGCGCATCCCTGCGGTTTCCGCGCGAGAAGCATACTCGCTGCGTACCGCGTCCGCCGTCGAGCCGCGTTCCATTGCTTCAGCTTCGTAGAGACGGTTATCCGCACCAAACTTCTGCGCCAGCGCCGCATAGTCGATCTTTCTAGGGTCTGAGGTATCAATGCCATAGAGCACGCCCAGCCGGTCGACCACCGGGGCCATCGCTTCGATCTGCGCCTTCATCGCCCCTTGCCCTTTGAGCCGCTGTTTCACGGCCTTCTGCACCGCCGCACCGACTGCGCTGTCGTACTGCTGCTTGTACTTTCCCGCGATCAAGCTCTCAAAGGTCTCCTCCTGCTGTCCCTGAGCGTCCGGGACGTTGGCCTGCTGCTGCGGCGCTTGCGCCTGCGCCGGAGCTGCCTGCCCGCTCATCTGCTGACCGGCGACGTCAGCCGCGCCCGCCTGGGGCGCTCCTGCCATAAGTTCATCCATAAAGCAAGTCCTTTCTGACTTTCTAATTTCAGTCTACCATGCGTTTTTTGTGATTTCACCCCACGCCGAAAGAAACGATCTGCAAACCATTGAAGTGCTTGCAGATCGGTTTTTTATTCCGGCTGCGTGGCCTTCTGCGCCTGCTCCCGCGCGTTCTGTACCTTTGTCGGCTCCTGCTGCTCGCCGGTTTTGATCTTGGCCAGCTTTTCATTCTGCGGAGCCTGCACGGCCTGTCCGCCCTCCATCAATACCTGTTCTGCCAGCGCCTGCCCGAGCGAAGGATCATATCGATCTGCCACGGCAAGCGCCATCTGCTGCCACTGCGCCAAGCGCTCCGCAAGGTCGGCGTTCTCCTGAATCTTCTGCACGATGCTGTCCTTCCCGTCGAAGTCCATCATGTCCAGCGTCGCGAGCGCCTGATCCACCATTTGCGGATTGAAGAAGCCCAGCTGGAAGAATTGCAGCGCCAGCTCGTTCTGCGCCATCGCCGTATATTCGCTCGCCTTCTGTGCCGAAACCTCAATATCAAATACCGGCTTCCGCATCCCGTCCGGCTGCCCGTCCTTGCCATAGAGCGGCTGCATCTGCAGCCCTTGGTTGGAATACTGCACGAATTCTTCCGCGCCGCGCTGCCCCACAATGCGGAACTGACGCGGCAGATCGTAGAATTGCCGAATTCGCTCAATCACCATGCGGATGAGCCGTGCATATGCCCGGTATGCCGACTTCGTGCTGTCCTTGCTCGACCGGCCCGATGCTTCTTGCAGCGCCGCAATCGCGGAGGCCGCCGTCACTCCGGAGCTTGTCGCGCCGTTGTTGACGTCCGTGTTTCCGGTCGTCCATTTCAGTTCTTCGATCTTGTTCTGCAAAATCGTGATGTAATTCCCGCTCAGTGGATTCACCTGGATCTGCATCAGCGAATCCTGACTGAGATTGCCGTCCACGTGCACAAAAGGCTTCGTCCAGTCCGCAAATTCTTCCTCGTTTACCGCGCCGTCGCTGCGCCGAAACCACCGGGGCGACGCCGCCATAATTGCGTTCTTGATGATCGCCTGATTCATCCGGTCGATCTGCTCCTGCGCGCTCTTGCCGATGTCGATGTATCCGTAGCCTGCGATGCTGCCCTCCACCGGGAACAGCGCATCCACCACAAACGGATAATCCCCGTCGTCGTAAAGGCCCGTCTCCGCCATGGGGCTTCCGACCGGCGTCTGCACCACGGAGCCGTCCGGCATCTGCTGCGTGCTATATTTCTGCTCGCCGTCGTTCTCGGTCGCCAGCAGTACGTTGTCTCCGACGAATTTGCAGAAATGCAGCACACTCTTGCCGCCCCGCCACTTCTTGTAGTACCAGTCCACCACCATGCTTTTGTTGTCCGTCGGCACGGTGTCATCTGTGTTGTACTGCTGCATGATGTTGCCGGTCGATTTCAGCTTCCCTTCCAGCTCCGGGTACTTGGCCGTCAGGATGTCGTTGTCGACCAGCTCCGTCACAAAGACGTTTTTCGATTTCTGAATGTCTGTGATCCCCGGCTCCCAGAAAAAGCTCAGAATGTCTACCGCGTTCACGGCGATGTCGCCAATCCCGTTCAGCTTGGAGCTGTCCCAGCTCACGTGCCAGACCAGCGTCCCCTGCTTCAGCTTCGTCCACTGGCTGTCCGAGTAGACTTCCTCGAAATCGTTCTGTTCCAGGATCACCGGCAGGATGGACGAGAGCCGCTTTGCTTCTCCCCGGTCATCCGGCTCCCTGGGCCGGACGGCGGGCGCGGGGTATGCCGCGACCGCGTCCGCGTGCTTTCCCATGATGACGTTAAAGAGCCATGCGCTCGCCCACTTATCGTCCATCGGGTTTCCCTTTTGAATCTGCCGCCAGCTCTTGAGCCGCCACCAGTTTTCGCTCGCCGTCACGCGCGCTTCGAGGTTTGCCTTGCCCGCCTTGTATTTTTGCAGCGTGGCAAACGCCTGCCGCACCTGCGCTTCACCGATTGGCTGCGTCAGCACCGGCGCCATCTGTTCATTCTCCATCGTCTGCATGTTCTGTTCCTGCATCGGCTTTCTCCTTTTCCTCTTTTTTCTGGATCTGCTCCGCTTGGATCTGCCCAATCGCCATCCCGTGCAGCTCTGCCATGAGCGGCTGCAGCACCAGTTCCACCACCACAGGCGGCAGGCCGGATTCATTGATGTCCTTGATCAGCTTCTCCCGCAGCGCTCCGATCGCCATTCCAATTCCCATGTTGCTCCTCCTTATGTAACCTTCGTTCCGTTAACGTATAGCCCGGATTCAGCGTAGATGCTGACCTTCCCGCCGCCAATGGTGATCGATCCATTCGCTCCGCCGCCCTGTGCGCCAAGATATACGTTTCCAGCAGACGTCAGTCTCAGTCCGTTCGAACCGTACACTTCCATTCCCGGGTTTCCCTGTGAGTTATAACTTCCATACAAAATCCCTTGCGACCCAACCGTGACCGTGTTCCCCGCCAGATTCCCGCTGTACTGCCCCTGCGCTGTAACATAGCCCATCAGCGCGCTCAGCTGCGAATACACCGTTTGTGTCAGATAGTTCAGCTGTGTCGCGATCTCGTTCCCACCGACATACAAACTGCTTGCCGTAATGGTTCCCGAAATGCTTGCGCCGCTCGCCGTCAGATTTCCGCTCTCGTCGACCTTGAAATTGCTGCCGAGGCTCAGCCCGCTCGTTCCGAAATACAGTCCACCGGTCGCTCCCCATGTGTTGTGGGTACGGTAGATGCTACTGTCCGATACCGTCCACGGCCCGATCGTCGATCCGCTCGCCGCCGTCAGCGTCCCGGATAGTACCGCATTTGTCGCTTCCAGCGTTCCGGACGGGAAGTGCAGCTTCTTGGCCGACAAATATGCGATCTCGTCGCCGCCCTGCCAGAAGGACACGCGCCCCGGCGTCACGGTCACCAGCTCATTTTTCGTCTGGTCTACCACGGTCTCGCCGTCTTTTGTCACCGTGGTTTCGATGTTTCCGACGCCCACGCCGTAGACCGGCACCGCGCCGTTGTAGTAGAGCAGCCCGGTCTTAACATATTGCTGTGACTTCACCGTGAAATCATTGTTGATGCCCGCTGCGTAGTCGTAGAGCTGCCGGATGCCAAATTCGTTTCCGTCAATGGTCATCGTGGCTTCCTGCCAGTACTTCCCGAAGTCCGATACCGCGACATAATTGCCCGAGAGCTGTGTCTTGAAGCTCTCGCTGTTCGCCGCGGCGTAGTCCGCCGTCTTGATGATCAGCGCCTTGAGCTGCCCAAAATTCCCGAGCTGCGTCTTCCGCTCCGCGTCCGGCAGGCTGTCCGCATCAATGGCCCGCGACACTTCCTGCAGCACCGCGCTCGCCGACCAGTCCGCGAGGTTGAGCTGATCCGTCAGCGTGCAGAGGTAGCGCCGCATGGATTCCAGCTGCTCCCCGCTCGTCTTTCCGGCAATGGATGGGTACGCCAATTTCATGCTGCCCATCGTCGCACCTCCTTTCTCATGCGTCGCTTCCCGCTTCCAGCACGCGCGTCAGGCCGTATAGCTTGATCTCGCCCTTGCCCGTCATTCGGAATTGCAGATGGTCACACCGGCAAGGTCGAATCGGCAGCAGGAATGTCCGCATCCCGCGTCCTTCCAGATGTCCGCTGTGCCGCCACTGTCCGTCCGAATCGTACTGAATCCAGAAATCCATGCTCGATCCCTTCGGCAGCTGCATCCGCAGATCCAGCCGCGTGATGTACTTCTTCCCGGCAAGTCCATAGGTCATCATTCCGGTTTCCGCCATCCACTCGACGGCCCCTTCCAGCTGTCCCGCCGACCCATACAGACAGTCTACGTGCTTCTCGCTGTCCAGGCAGTAAAGCTCATCGTCCACGCGGGCAAACTCTGCCGCGTGCAGGCTGTCCTCCTTGTGCCAGATCCCGCGCCGTGTGTCGTAGCAGAAGAGCGCCCAGACGTTTTCTTCATCCCGCATCGAGATGTAATACTTCCCGCGCACCCCTCCGGCCACGGCCTCATAGTAGAGTGTGTTCCCGAACGCGCTGCCGATGTTCTCCGGCATCCCGCCCGTGTAGACGCAAACGCCCATGCGCGACTTGTAATAGAGCCGGTCATCAACCACAACGAGGCTCTTTTCCGATCCGCGCTGCACGCCCTCACATTTCTGCACGACGACCTGATGTGCGCCCTGTGCAGATGGGTAGACCCGGTGGAAGCAGTCCTCCTTGAAGAAGATCGGGCTGTCGGCCAGCGTCGCCGCGCCCGTCCATCTCCCATCCGTGCCGCAGCTCGCGCGCCAGCTGTCCGTTGCCACGCCCTCGTAGCACTCCCAGTTCTTGAAGTCCCCGAGCTTGCAGCAATAAAGCTCGTTCACGGTCTCGCCGTCCACCACGCCATACTTGCAGCCCCAGAGCCGGTTTCCGCTCTCGGTCACATAGTCCATCTCCGGCACCTTCCGCTCGGTCTTTACCGTCCCGCTCGTCAGCTCCGTTGTCTGGTCGACAAGGCCCACGATCACGATGTAGCTTTCCGCCACGTCGTAGAGAATGTGCGAGCCGTTGAGCGCTTTCACCTGCTCACTTCCGGTCAGCCCGCTCAGCTGGATTCCATCGTACTTGGAAAATCCCTGTCCGATGCCGTCCGCCGCGAGCTTGAGATAGACCGTCGGCACCGACACCCATTGCGAGGTCGTCGCCGCGTACTGCTTGATCGTGTGCACGCTTCCGCTCGTGTCGATCCAGTATTGGCCGTTTGTTGCGTTCTCCGGCTGGTCGCTCTGCGTATAGCTCACCGTGATTGCCGTGCCGTCCACCGTGCAGAGCGAAATGCCGAGCTTCCGGCTCGCGCCAAGCGCCACGCTGTTTGCGTGCCCCATGTAGCCGTTGTCCGAATACTTTTCCGTGTTGAAGTAAATGCCGTCCGGGAAGATGCAGAGATACGCGCCCATCGACACGATCTGCTTCTTCCCGCTCGTGATCTGCACCGCCGTCATATACTCGGCCATCGAATAGCCGGAGATGTAGAGCTGTTGGTTGTCAATCCAGCAAAGCGCGTCCCGCGAGATAAGCGCCTGCGGGCTGTTCAGCTGCCGGTCAAAGCTCCGCTTCGGCCTCTGGCTCAAAAGCGGGTAGTGCTCCGAGCACAGATTTTTCATGTCGTAAAACTCGCCGTCTCCAATTTCGAGATTGTGGTTGTACCCTCCGAAGGCTTCGGTTGTCACCGAGCTTTTCTCGGTATCTGTCAATGCTGGCATCAGCATCGGCCCCACCCCTTTCATTCATGTATCCACCGTTATGCACCTATCCCCCGGTCTTTCCACCGGGAATTTTTGTGCCTTTGCGTATATTTATTCGTTTCTCTCTGCATATTTCTCAGTGTTTTTTCATCTGGTTCAGCGGATCAGCCCAAATCGGCTGCGCCGGAGCCGTCTGCATCGGGCGAATCGGCCTGCTCATGCAGAAGTACCGCCATTCGTCCGCCACATGATCCTCCATGCTCGTGTCGAGATCTTCAACCTTGTGCTCGTCGTATACCAGAATCGGGATCGTGCGGATAAACGCCTCGCAGTTGCGGAAAACATACATCCGCGGGTATCCGTTCTCGTCGAATTGCAGCCGGTAGTGGCATTGCATCCATCCCGCGATGCGCTCGTTGTCGCCCTTGGTGAAATACACGCCGTACCGTGCCGCTGTCTGCTCGATGCTCTCGCCGCGGCTCGCGTCCCAGATTGCCGGGTCTGCAATGCCTGTGATGTCCTTTCCCTTGAGCCATGGGTGCTGCCGCTCGATCTTCGCGATCTCCGCAAACTGTTTGTCCGGTGTCCACTTCACACCCTCGTTCGGTGTCTGCGTGCAGCCGTACAGCTCCAAAATGCGGTAGATCACGCCGTCGTAGTCTACCGCCCACCATGCGCAGGAGAATGGTTTCCCATAGCCGAAGTCGTAGCTCCGGCAGATCGTCCACCCGCTCGGAATCTCGAACGGATCGATAACGTGCGTTCCCTGCCGCGTCTGGTATCCGTCCGGGTTGTTTACAAAATCCTCGAAGAACTGTCCCTCGTAGACGTCCCATCGCCCGTCGAGCCACGCTGCCCGCAGTGTCGGCGGCAGATTCTCCAAACTTCGGATGTAGTCCGGCTGCTCCCGCAGCAGCGCCTTGTTGTCCGTGACCTTCGCCTGGATGAAGGAATAATCCTCCGGGTGCTCGTCCGGGTTAAAAACCCGGTCGACAAACAGCCGCTTAAAATAGCCGTGGCTCGGCCCACCGGGGTTCAGCGTGTAGTATGTCCGCTTCGGAAATCCGTTCGCGCCGCGCACGCAGGCATTGATCTTCTTGATCCATTCCTCACGAAGCTGTCCGGCTTCGTCGAGGAAAACCACGTCGTATTCTGCGCCCTGATACTGGCCGAGATCCGCGTCGCTTTTGCAATAGCCAAATGTAATGCTGCTACCATTCGGAAAGCGGAATACCTTTTCCGACTGGTTATACTTCGCAAATCCTTCCAGCTCTGCCCGAAGGATCTCGATGTGGTTATTCAGCAGTTCCTTGTAGGTTCGGCGCACGATGAGAATCTTGATCCCCTTATAGCGATAGGCCAGCATCTTGGCCTTTGCCCGCACGGCCCAGCTCTTCCCGCCGCCGCGTGCTCCGCCGTATGCAATGTGCCGGTGCTTATCCGTCAGGAACTGCCATTGCTTCGGCTGCGCCTTCCCAATGTTCAGCGTCTTCATTCGCTGCCTTCCTCTGCGTCCCGCTCCAACACCAGCCGCACGCCGCCTTCGTCTTTCTTCTCGTCAGTTTCCTTCGCATATCCGAAGCCATAGGCCAATGTGAACTGTGCGCCGCGCTGTGCATCGCGGTCAAAGAGCCGTTCGGCTGCGTATTGTTCCACGCGCAGGCGCGCGCGCGTCACCGTGTCCACAAATTCGCGCTTTGCCTTGTAGTTGAGCAAGCTCTGCCGCGAGGTAAACCCGAGCGCCAGCGCAAGGCCCTGAATGGTCATCGGTCTGCCGCCAACGTATACCGGCTCGCCGTTCTTGTTCAGCATCGGCGTTCCATCTCCATCTCGCAGCAGCTCCGGCTCGCAGCTTGCAAAATAGGCGTCGATCTTCTCCTGCATTTCCTCTGCCGATGTGAATGTCGGTTTCCGTCCCATCCGGCGTCCCCTCCCTTCGCTTTTAAGCATAAACCATGCTTTTCGGCTTTTCACCCCACGCCAAAAGAGCGCCCGGGCCACCCCCGCGCGCTTCCTCTGTGCCAATATCTTTATGCCTGCCGATCGAAATATCGCAGCTTTGCCGCCGCGACGCTGCACTTCCGGTAATCATAGCTTGCGCAATACCGGCTGATGTACTCTGCCGTGTCGCAGCTCTCCCGGAAGCAGAGCATGCAGCCGTCTTCGCACTTGATCGTCTTTTTGCCAGCTGCCGCCCAAAATGGGCAGATGTACGCCCTGTGCCAGTAGTCGCTCATGCTCCGCCTCCTTCGTCGCAAAACTTTACACATTTACAAGGCTCAATCTAAGCGGCGTCCCGTCCGCTTGCGTTCCTGCTCCTTTTCCGGCACACATACATATTTATAATATTGATATCCGTACTTCGTTGCCCGGCACTCCGCCAGCACATATCCGCGTGGCGCCACCGGGGGCCGCTTCGGGCTGTACTCGCGCACGGCCTCGGTCGGCATCTCCGCCTCCGGCATCCGGCACGTCCGGCTTGCCTTCCAGCGGTGCCCGCCGAACTCCTCCCGCCAGTGGTCAAAGAGATAATTTGCCAGCGCCGTGTAGTCCTGCCCGTGGTCGACGAGCTGCCCGCTCTCATTTTTATAATAGTTGTGCTTGCGCAGCGGCTTCACGTCGATCACGCTGCCGCGTCCCCAGAGCTTCCCGATTTCCTCCTCCGGCACGCCGTCCGAGATCATGTGCAGGTGGAAGCGCCCCGTGTGCTTGCCCTTGCCGTACACCAGATAGATCTTCGCCGCCGGATATTTATATAGTATGCGGCGGTAAAAATTGTCCCGTTCCCGCTTGCACTCCGCAACGGTATGTACTTCGCTGTCCAGATCAAAGGTCAGCGTCGAATAAAGCGAGGCGGGCGAGAAGTTCGCATTGACAAGCCGCGCATTCTTCCGGCGGCTGATCGCTTCTCGGTGCGCAGCCCGGTCTTCTTCGTTTTCAAAGCGCGGCTTTCTCGGCTTCGCCGTCCTGATGTCCGCGCTGTCTCCGATGTTGTATATGATCTGCTCGCAAACCGCGCCGCAAAAGATTCTCTGCTTCACTCTGCGCATCCCCGCTCACCCTTTCACCCTTTTTTGCCGGTTCAAAGCAGCGCCGGTCACCCGGCGCTCCGTTCAGCCGTCATGTTCCTCTCTCGCCCCGTGGATCAACCCCCAGCGCACCCGGAGGCCCTTTTGTGCCACAATCGCCGTTTCTGATCCCGAGGCGTTTCATCCAGCGAAGCATCTTCCTTTCTACACCCTCCGGTGGCAGATCTAAATTCAGTACACCCGTGCAAATAATCACATCAAGATATTCTTCGCAAAGATCTCTTCGACACTCTTCCACCGTCTTTGGCGTCGGATTCTTTCCATCCAGCGCCCGCCGCAGCTTCAACGCCGCCTGTGCCAGCTCCGTGCATTCCTCTGCCAACTGTGCCAGAGCTTCAGGCTCTCCCAATCGATCTTTGATCTTCTTGATTTCAGTGTTCATTGTTCCTCCTCACAGCTCGGTGTCATCAGCCGCTCCCGGTTCTCGCAAATCAGCTTCTCCGCTTCCCGCTTCGCCTGCCGCATCCGCGCGCCGCAGTTTGGGCAGTAAGAAAAGCTGTTTGCTCCGCAGTCAAAGTCACATACAGAGCATTTCACCAGCATCGAACCCGCGATCCCATTGTCACCCCACTTCCCATGCGCCACCGACGCAACGTCGGCAGCAGCCATATCCGCAAGCACCCGCTTTGCATCGGCAATCGTGGCGAATGGGTCAGTAACTTCCAGTGCTGTCAGCTTCGCGATTGCAATGCTTCTCAGGATATATTCGTCAGGCATTTCAATTCCCTCCATCCATCAGAGCGCCGCATCCGGGGCAATATTTCGGCAGATTTCCGAACCATCCGATCAGTTCGCCGCACTGACTGCATTTTTCACCGTTGTTTACCTCATCAGAGAAAAACTCATCTTTAATCCAGCGCCCATGCCGCACCGGCGCAACGTCAGCGGCGGGCAATCGCTCAATATAATCCGTCTGTACGGCTTCGATCTCTGCCCAGCCGCATTGAAACAGTTCGGCGCCCTTTAGCGCATCGCTGCGCCTGATATATTCGTCAGCCATCGTCATCATCTCCATACTGTTTGTCGTATTCCTCTGGCGAAATAAACGTAACGTCCTCGCCTGTATAGCCGAGCTGATCAAGACACATCATTTCGAGCAATACATTCTTATCAATGCTACGTTCCAGTTCTTCGCGTGGAATCTCTGCCTCGGAATCGAATTTCATTTCTGCCCCAAACTCGCCTCTGACGCTAAAACACACACGATTTTCAAACATCATTTACCCTCCTGTTCCATGCCTCAGCGGCTTTTGCTTCTAGAGTTTTGTCCGTCGTAGCCCAGTCTGGAAGCTGAGAGCAGCGTGTCCACGGGTCATTCATAACACGACCACCAATAGCGCCTCCACGCGCGTGGCAGGTGTTGCATCGGACAGAATAGGTGTGCATTTCTACGCGCATATCAAGCCCATTCCACCCGGCAAGCCGCGACTTTCGTTCTATCTTGAGTTTTGTGCCGCCGCAGAACGGGCACGGCTTTAACTTATCCATCCAGCACCTCCACGCCAGCCGCTTCCAGCAATTCAGAAAGGTCGGTGTCCACGCTGCTGCCAATGAAATCACCATTTTCGTCGTAGTGGTTGTACTCTGTGGTTGGCCGTGATTCTATCCCTGCAAGCTCTGCTAAAAGTCTCAAGTACTCATCGTTGTCGAATAACTGGGTATGCATGAGTTTCCCAAATTGCGCTTTTGTTATGTACTTAGCCATCCATCTTACCTCCAAATCAAAAATACAGACAATACGGCATAATGAATGATCTGATCGAGGTGGTACGAAATCTTATAATATCTCGCTTTCAGCGCATCGACGATCATGTGGGAAACGAATACCGCCCCTAATTGCCAGCACCAGCCGAAAACTACATAGAAAGGAACAACGTAGAGGGCGCAGTGTGCAAACAGGTGATACCAATTCTGGCCTTTTGTTCTTGCGAGGAAATCGTTCTGCAAGCAATAGTCCCCAATCAAATGGCATACGACAAGAAGGAATATCGATTTAGCCATCCTTCTTTCCCTCCATTTCCGCCAGCGCCTTTTCAGCTTCTTCGCGCGTCAAAAAGACGGTTTTGCCAAAGTCACGCATAGGCACATCGCATTCTGTTGTGCGGATCATTTGTGTTCCACCATCGTTGTCTCCCCCGCGCACGCCTGAAGGATGCCCGATGAAAAACGTCCGTACTTTTGCGGAATACAGTCTCCGAATACTTCCGGTTATCCACAAAATATCGCCCACCTTACACGGCAGCACGACGCACCGCCCGTCCTTGTCGGCCACGGCCAGCTCCCGCAGGCGGCTAGGTTCCACTCCCAGCGCCTGCGCTGCCAGATTTATCATCGCGTCCTCCGTAAACGGAGCCTTGATTTCCTCCGGCGTCAGCCCCGTGTCCTCATAGGCCGCAAGTCGATCACACACCGCTGTTTCAAACGGGCAATCATTGATTTTGCACCCTCCGCCGTAGCACGGTTCTTCGAAGCAGCGCGGATAATAGGCATGACGGGTTTGTTCGTCATTCCATTCAGTCAGTCGTTCCATCGGTGGCCTCCTTGTCCTCAAACTGTTTCAAGTGTTCGCGCAGTTCTGCACACACCCACGCTGCCTGATAGAGCAGAGCCAAAACGTGCTCGAACGATTCAACATCTTCCCAGAGCCATTCGGCCATCATCATCGAGAAGGAATCATCCGAGATATCCAAGTCCACATACGGGCAGTTCCATCTGGTCAGATCCCGCGACAGGTCGAACAGGCTGATGTCTGCGCCGTCCTTCCCGTATCCGCGCACCCAAACTTCTTTGTCCTTGACGTAAAACAGGTTGAGCGCCATTTCAAAATTGTCCTTTGGGGTATCCGTTGTCAGTCGTTTCATCATCATTCCTCCATTTCCGCCAGCGCCTTTTCAGCTTCTTCTCGCGTCAGGAATACGGTTTTGCCAAATCCATTTAGCGATACGCCATACTCCCGCCCTCTTGCGCCTATTGGCTCAAGTCCAACAAATCCGATCTCATTACCGAGGCCGATCTGCTTGACCTCGCACTCGCTTATATGCTTATCCGTGTCCAGCAGGGCAAACACCCGATGCCCCACCTTGCACGGCAGGACAATCACTCGCCCCTCTTTGTCGGCGCACATCAGCTCCACCATGCGCGAGGTCGAATAGCCGCCCTTCGAAAGTCCTTTTTCGATTTTCGCGCTCTCTTCGCACGCGATGGGCGATAAGCCCGTGTCCTCATACTGTTTCAGCCTCTCCCAGACCTGCTTTTGGCTGCAACCATCCTTGTATGGGCACGTTGGATACCCGCACCGCGCAATCTCGCAGAAGTTTCCCTCAAAGGTCAGACGTTTCATCGTCATTCCTCCATCCCCTGCAAAGCATTTTCCGCTTCCTCTTTGGAAAGAAACACGCTCTTTCCAATGGCTTCCGCCGAAAATCTCCGTCGCCCTGTGATAAGCATCACGCCCTCCCGATCAATCCGTATGGCGTCAACCGTAAACGGTCGCGGCTTTTTGCTGCGCTCGTAAAGCATTGGAGACAGCCAGACCGTATCGCCCGGTCGAATGCGCATCATCGGGCTATCCGCATCCTCATAGCGTGCAAGGCGATCCGCCATCTGGTAGAGTTCAGTCAGTGCTATGTCCGACAGCCAATGTCCGTTTATCTTCACACTTCCGTGTTCCCAGCTCGTCATGCGCTCCATTATCCATCCTCCTTACGACTTCCGTGTCTATACTGCTCGATCCACTCATGCACATTTCCGAAGCAATTTCCTGTGCATACGATCTTGTGCCATTCCGGGCAGTCATCACAAGTGAAATACGGGCTATAATCACCGCCCGCTTTCTTCTTTTCGATTCTTTCCGCGATTCCAAGATCCGGATACTGGTACGGGCTCAGCGGCGGAATCTCCGCGCTCCTGTCGTTTATCCCCCTGATTCTCGCAAGGACTGCCATTCCTTGCACCATTTTCCGTACATCCTTTTTGTCGATGGCCGCTCTCACCGGCTTGTCAAATAGCTCACGCTCCCGAGCCGATTGTCCATTCATGGTGTGTCCTCCTTTGGTGTCATCGGAATCACCCACGACGGGATGAGTGCCCGATACTGTTCCACCTTCGCTTTCAGTTCTTCGATCTCCTTCTGGTCGCGCTCGATCTGGTCTGCGGCGTCCATGCCGACTTTATCTACGTCACAGCCCGTCAATGTGTCCGTCCCCAGCTTCTCTTTGAGTTCATCATGGCGCACACTTTGTGTGACATTCCGCTGTCCGTCTCGGGCAGTCCCTCTCACATGGCGGCTTCACCATAGCGACACCTGTGCCGTATGCTTCGCGAAGCGTTCTTCCTGTTCCTCGAAATAATGCTTATCGATCTCGCATCCCGTGAAATCCAGCCCGGCGTCATACGCCGCGATCCGGCTGCTCCCACTGCCAAGATGCGTGTCGAGGATCTTATCTCCCGGTCTTGCGTATCGGCTGAAGATCCATGTGTAAAGCGCAACTGGCTTTTGCGTTGGATGGATACGCTTTTCATTCTTGCGCTTGTCTCCCTGCATGATCCAGCCCTCCGTGACGCTTTTCCCCTGACACATTCCATTCCACATATATCGAAACAGTCGAACACTGTCATGGACGTTTGTTGCGGCGATCTCACAATCACTGAAAGAGCTGGAACCATTGCACTTGTCCCACACGATCCGGCCAGCGGGAAAGTGATAGTCAAAGTAATTGCAGCCCCATACGATGTACTTTTTCGCCACTCTGTCCAGCTCTTCAAAATATGGAGCTTGCGGCACATCCCACTTTGGTGAGATCGGATAGTCCCGATGGACACCGATGGAACTTACTTTGGTTCCATAGTAGCCGCGCCGTTCTGGCCCTGAAAAATACGGAGGATCGACCACAGCCAGATCAATCGCTTTATCTGGCAGACTGCGCATGTATTCCATGCAGTCCACGTTGTAGGCGACGTTCATTATCGCAATTCCTCCTCATAGTCCAGATAAGGCGCGAACCTGGTGTGACATTCCGCCGTCCGCCTCGGGCAGTCCCGTTCGCACGGCGGCTTCACCCCGCCACCTCCACAACCTCATCCGCCCGCAGCAGCACCTTTTTCCCGGCCCGCTCGAAGATATAGCCCGTGCTGTTATAGCTCTTCCGCTTCACTGCGTGGATCATCTCGCCCAGCCGCGGCCGCAGTTCCTTGTAGATCCTCGGAACCTTCACGCAGATCACCGTTACGGCAATGTTGTCATCCTTGTACCATTCCTCCGAACACTGTTCGCTGCAAAAGGAATTAAAAATGGCGCCCTTGCGCTGGATCTCCCTTCCGCACTGCCTGCACTTCATGCTTTCCGGCCTCCTTCTCTGGCCGCCTCATATTCCATGTGATCCTGCATATAGGCGTGCAGATAGAGTTCCAGCAGCTTCAGCGCCCCTGTCACCATCTTGTTCAGCCGCTTCCGCGTGGTCTCCCATGCGCCCTTCACCGTGATCTGCGGCTCCACGCCGCCCACGACCACGATCTCCGTCTCCCGTGTCTGCTCCTGTTGCGTCCCAACGTCGAACAACGTCTGTTCCTGTGTCAGGACAATCCGCGGCGGATAGACGTCACTGTTGAACTCGACTTCCATGTGCTGCGCGTGACATTTCTCTTCGTATTTTCCAAAATCGATGTCAAATACCGTCATAATTCTTCCCATAGCCTCGTCCCCTTTATTTTTTCGCCCTCCCGGGCGTTTGGTATATGGTCATGCCACGGCGCGGTTCCCTTCGCGCCGTGGCAGCAGAGACGGCCCTTCCCCGTCTGCGCCCAGTGTTCCCAAAAATCCTGGGCGAGCCGCGCCTATCTGCGTCGCGCAGCTTCTCCTAGGAGGCCAGATGCCGTGCGCCGTGGATCTTCGGCGCATTGGATGACGTTCCTTTCCCGCACGTCTCACACGGGTTCATACGCTGCCCGGAGCATTGGGCCGTCTGACTTGTCCATGCTCCGGACGCGCAGCAAAAAGCCGGTTGATCCTTCGCAGACCGCGAATGGCGGCGCGGCCTGCGCATAAGCCCACAAAAAATGTAGATCCGGCTCAGTTGCCCAGTTCATCAGTGCGCGGTCTCGGCGGCAAAATCTTCCGCCGCAGTCCGTCCTCGCACCTCGTCAGCGGCAGAGCTTTCCGCCGCTCATACTCCTCTTGATTCCAGCCGCAATGTTCGCATTGCAGACCGCATCCGGCTCCACCATCTTTCAGCATACATCTTTGCACTTGCTCCGCCAGATTCATCTTCAAACCTCCCGCACGTCGATTCCATACATCGACCGCATAAACTTCCTGTTCCGCAAATACTCCTTCGTCCGTGTCGGCCCGCTCTTCACGTCCTCCACGATCTTCTCGCCGGACACTTCCCGGATGTATGAAAAGTCCGCCGTGTACCGGATCGCGCGTACCCGCTCCCCGGTCTCTGTGATGTATGATTCCTGAATTGTGAATTGCGGTTGCAGCCGTAGATCTCGAATCTCCCCGGCGCGCAGCATCAGCAGCAGCTCGTCATAGCGCCGCGCTTCCTTCTGGCTGTCAAAGTGAATCCCCCCGCGCTCCGCCTTCTGGTTCTCATACTTGGCCGTCTTTCGCTTGGCCCCCTCTGCGGAGAGGGGGCTGTCAGCTCTGCTGACTGGGGGAGTGGAACTCCCCAGCACCTTCTTCGCGTACAGATCCCGCATCCCGGCGGGCATGTCCGCCATGCTGTCAAATCGCAATCCGCCCATGGTCTCCCGTCCTTTCCTTATCCGATCACCAACTCCGGATTCATCCGCAGCATCGTCACCTTCGCCGTCTGGTGGTATTCCGGCCTTGTCCACTTGAATCCCCAGTGCTTCGCCGCGAGAAACAGCGCCGCCGTCTCATCCGCGCATCGTACATCCATGGTCTGCCCTGCGTATTGCACGCGAAAGTATTTCTTTCCGGTGTATTCCGGCTGCCGGACAATCTCTGGCTTTTTCGGTCTGCACGCCGTCGGCACCTCGTTAAATCGCGTCGCCATCCTCGTCGCTTCCTCCCATCGCATAGCCGAGGCACGCCACCGTCGCGAACGCAAGCAGCACGCCGCCCCAGTAAATCCCGAACCCAACGTAAAAGCCCATCGCCATAAAGCAGCCGCCGCTCGCGATCAGCGCCAGCCTCCGCAAGACCCGCACCCTCGCGTTGTCATGTTCTTTCTTCGAGATCATACCTCATCCCGCTCCTTCTCTTTTTGTAAGTAAAATCGCAGCTTCCCAAGCCGCGTCATGCTCTCCGCTGCCCGCTCCCGCAGCTCTTTCTTGTCGTGGAACAGCTCAATGGCCTCGGCCTCCGCAGCCTCCGCACAGATGATCGCGGCAATCAGGTCGCCAAATTGTTGCTCATTCACCCGCAGCGTGTAGTGCATCAGCGTCCCTCTCTTTCTTCACATAGAACTCCACGCCCGGGAACATCGCCCGCAGATACCGCAGCTTCAGCTCCGTCGCCGCGATCCGCTTTTCCTCGAGCGTCAAATCGTCAAAGCGAACCAACTGCCCGTTTTTCGTCACATAGCTTTCCGTTCGGATCACCTGTTTTTTCCGCATCCTGCGTCCCTCCCTTTCCGTGTATTCTATTCCGCCGGAGCGATTACTGCTCCTTCCGCTCGCACATCAGCTTTGCCGCCGCAGCCACGCCCTGCATATAGGCGATCATGACCTCGATCTGCTGCGCGTTCATGTGCTTCATCTCGTGCAGCACACCCTCGACTTTCTTCTTCTGTTCTTCCGACATATCCCTCACCTCACTCGCTTCATTCCTTCTTGACACCTCCCGCCCGCATGGTAAAATACAGTCAAATGGAGGCGATCGCATGTTAGAGCATGTAGCAGATTCCCGTTATATCCCGCTGGCCCTGCTCTCCGGTGTCGGCGGTCGTATGCAATTTGTTGACCTGATGAATCAGACCATCTCGCTTTCCGGCCTCGATGCTGTCCAGACGAAAGTCCTTCTGCAAACCATGCGCGGCCAGCGTCTCATTTCCGGCAGCTTCTCATCTGGCTCCTACGTCCAGTTGGAGCAGTCCGGCGCGGAGCTTCTTGTCTCCCTCCAAAAGGAGGCGAACGAGCGTCTACAACTCGCCGAGAAGGAAGCGAAACAGCATGCCGAGGAAAAACGTCAGAAGAAGTTTAGCAATGTGCTGGCAATAGCAGCGATATTTGAACATCTTATAGTCTTCATCCTCGGTGTCCTCGTTGAGCATCACATCCAGCTCTTCGCTTGGATCGCGTCTCTTTTTCATTGACTTCACCTCACTCGGTTCATTCCTTGGTTATACGTTAGCATACCTCAGAACCGTTGTCAAGCATAATTTTATTCCTTGGTTATATTTTTTCTTGACATTTCATTTCCGCTGTGTTACCTTGTGGCTAGAAGGTGGTGAAAAGCTTGAATACAATCAACGATCGAATCGCTTATTTAATCAAAGACCTTGGTATCACAAAAACGAAATTTGCCGAAACCATCAACTTGAGCCAGCCGTTCGTGTCCGCCGTTTGTTCCGGTTCAAAAATGCCCAGTGACCGCACAATCTCGGATATCTGCCGGGAATTCAATGTTTCGCTTGCTTGGCTGGAAGACGGCGAAGGGGAAATGTATGTCCAGCGCAGTGAAAACGAGCGCATGGCCATGCTGTTCAACGACGTGCTGGCCGAAGCCGACGAATCCACCCGCAAGCGCGGCATCGCCGCCGCCCTCGATATGCCCCCGGAGTTCTGGGACAACATTCTCGAATACGCAAAAAAAATCACCGGAAGCGGTTGACCCGCTCCCGGTGATTTTTACAAAAATGCTCATAGCTCTTGACGATTCTGTGATTCTTTTGTATTCTGAAATAAAGGAGGTATCAGTATGAGCAGATTTTTTAAGGAATTATTAGAAGTGCATGCAGATCGCTGGCGATATATGTTTGGTGTCGGTTCATTCTGGTCTATCTTCATCCCGCTCATAATCGTCGCCGCCCTCGTTGCGAATATGATTATGACATCTAAGCACCAATATACTTCCGATGATTTGAGTGAAAGCTATTCAGAAGGATATAACAAAGCTTGCGATGAACATGCCAGTGATTATGACGAAGGTTATAACTCCGGTTATGATGACAGTTCCGAAGAAACTTGGGACATTGCCTATGACGAAGGATATTCTGCGGCGGAATCCGATACTGAACAAGCAGTATATCGCGCTTTTGATGAAGGTTTTTCCGAAGGTCATCATATTGGGTGGAAAAACGCAACAGAGCATTATGGTATAACAGAGCGTCTCGGTTCAGATGCTCTCACAGAATATGAAACCAGCCTTATCAGCAAAGATGAATTTCTCGCTGGCGTTGATGCTCTAAAAGAAATTCGTTCTTCTCGTAAATCCGACTAGCAAAAACGCCCGAAGCGGTGATTGGCTCCGGGCGTTTATTCTGTCTTCACGATGTTCCGCATAAACCCAACAATGATGTACTTCTGCTCCGGCGTGGCCTGTTCCCATAGCTTCTGCATTTCCTCGTCTACGGTTTTCGACATCTTTTCCATCCCTTCGCCTTTCTCTTTCCAAAAAACATGGTCGATTTTTTGTGCAACATCCTAACTTGAATCGTTTCCAGATTCGTCCTATACTGGAAGTATCAAGGGATGCCCCGCCGCCATGTTCCCGGCGGCGGGACTTTTGGCCGCTGCAAGCGTGTGGGAGCTGCTTGCAGATTTAGCCTACCACGAACGCACCAAATTTGTCGACCATCGGCCATGGGCTTCCGTGTCCATGTCCGTTGGGAAATCAATGAAAGAGGGAGAAAATTTGAAACAAGAACTATGGGAGCTATGCCGTGACAAGAAAGATTCCGCAAATCCGCGTATCACCAACCAGCAGCTGGCCGAACGATCCGGCCTGTCCCAGAACGCCGTCGGGCAATATCTCCGCGGCGAAACGCCGAACGCGCCGCTCTCCACGTTTGGCCCGATCTGTAAAATGCTCGGCGTCTCCGTCGACGACTACCTCGGGATCGAGCATCCCGCGCCTTCTTCTGACGCTTTGCAGGCCGTTCGCTTGGAGCGCGACCACTACAAGCGTGAGATCGAGCTGTATAAACGCTCCCTTCGCACGCACCGCATCGTCACCCTCATCCTCGTTCCCATCCTCGCCCTTGTCGTGATCTCGTTGGTCGTCGATCTTCTCGACCCCTATGTCGGCTGGATTCGCGATACCATGTCCACTTTACGGGAGGTTTCCGTCTATGCCTGAACCACGCATTGCAGCTGCCTATATCCGCGTCTCAACCGATGACCAAATGGAGCTGTCCCCGGATTCCCAGATGGAGAAGATCCGGGAATACGCCGCGAAGAACGGCCTGCTCCTGCTCTCGGAATACATCTTCCACGACGACGGCATTTCCGGCCGGGCTGCTGAAAAGCGCCCCGGCTTCCAGCAGATGATCGCCACCGCCAAAGACCCGTCCCATCCGTTTGATGTCATCATCGTCTGGAAGTTCTCCCGCTTTGCCCGCAATCAAGAGGAGTCCATTTTCTATAAATCCATCCTGCGCAGCAAGTGCAAGGTCGATGTTGTGTCCGTCTCCGAGCCGCTGATCGCTGGCCCCTTCGGCAGCCTGATCGAGCGGATCATTGAGTGGATGGACGAATTCTACTCCGTCCGCCTTGCGGAGGAAGTCAAGCGCTCCATGACCGTCAATGCAAAGAATGGCTCCCTGCAAGCTACACCATCCTTCGGCTACCGCGTAGAAAACCGGCAGCTGGTCATAGTCCCGGAAGAAGCCGAGATCATCCGGGAGATCTTCCGGCGCTTCATCTCCGGTGATGCCATGTTTTGCATCGCGAAAGATCTGAGTTCCCGTGGCATCCGCACGCACCGTGGGAATCCCTTTGAAAACCGTACCATTGATTATATCCTGAATAACCCCGTCTACCTCGGCAAGCTCCGCTGGACGCCGACCGGCAGGACATGCCGAAATTTCAAGAACGAGGACAGCATCATCGCCGACGCGCTGCACGAACCAATCATCGATGCCGAAACGTGGGACGCGGCGCAGGCTCGCTGTGCCGAACTGAAAAAGTCCTATAAGCGTTATGGAAAGCCATCCTCTGAGCGCAAGCACTGGCTGTGCGGTGTTGTCCGTTGCTCTGCCTGCGGCGCGACGCTCATTTGGGTAAGTCCGCATTTTATGAAATGTAACAACTATGCGCACGGACGCTGCACAACCACACAGCATATTGCCGTCGAGGCACTGGAAGAATCCTTCCTTGCCCAGCTTCAGCACGATTTGACGTTCGCGGAGTCTGTCGCTTGCGTTGTTCAAGCCGCAAAACCCGCTCATTCCGACCAGCGCTTGCAGCAGCAGCGTGCCCGTATCGTCTCCCGTATTGATCGCCTGCGAGAATCTTACTTAGACGGCGTCGAGACGCTGGAAACCTATAAAGCCGCCCGGCAGCAAATGCAAGCGCAGCTTGACGACCTCGACGCGCAAATTGCCGAATCCGCAGCCGTCCCCGTCGTCGATGCCGCCGCGCTTCTTCGAAATGCCATCGCCGCCGTCCTTGAAACGCTCCGTAGTCCAACAGCCACCGTCGCGCAAAAGTACGAATCCGCCATGTCCATCATCGACCGCTGCACCTTCGATAAGTCCCAAATGCTCCTCGCGATCTCTTATAAATTCATTTTCTGATACTCTTGATTGTAGCAAGATGGAGTATGGCCCACCATACTCCATCTTGCTATAATATTTGAAATCACTTTCTCAGCACAATTCCATGATAATACCCGGCCATCTTCGCCTCCGGGCCTCCGGCGTCCTTATCCATGAGGAAAGCTTTGGCGAGATCTGCGTAAAATTCTGGCCGGTCTAGGCCGTACTTGGCAGCTACGCCGTAATAGTCCGAGTACATCATGTTCATTGCCGCCCACCAGACGCAGGACTTCACATGAACACCTGTGATATTGGCCACAGCATCCGTCTGGCTCATCGACCAGTGCGGGCCGGTCGTGCCGTCCTCGTTTTCCATCTTGGCCGTCCATGCCTTTGCGTCTTCCTCGGTAAAGCCCTCGGCCTCGTCGTGGCCCTCCATACGGCGCAGCGCACAAATGGCGTCCGCGTACACCGTGACTTCCTCCGCGCGCCCAAGCGTCACCGGGCGCTCCATGATCTCATGCAGCTGCTCTTTCAACTGCTCAATGTAATGTTCTTTTCCCATATCACGCCTCCTGAATGTATTTGTAAAGCCGGTCGACGTCGTTCACATCGAACCGCAGCTCCCCAATGACCGGGATGGTCAGTGGGATCTTCTTTCCGTCCACGCGCGTCCTCGCGGCGTTGTAGAGCCGGTCAAGGTCGATGTTGCCCTCATCGTCCATAATGCCCATCATCTGCACCGCTGGGTGATCCTTCAGCGCGAGGATGCGGCTCTTGCCGCCGTCCATGATGAGCGCCAGCGCGATCCCGGCTCCAATGCCCTTGCCGGTTGGCAGGTGCGGGATGATCTCATTGTCGGCATACTGCGCCACGCCGCGCATGGCCTGATCTATCGTCACCATAAGGTTACCTCCATTTTAAGGCGGGGCGGCTATTGCCGCCCCTTTGTTTTACTTGTTGCAGCACCCGCACTTCGGGAGTGGGTTGTAAAGCGTCTGCGCAGTTGTTGCGGTTCCGGTCGTGACGTCGGCGACCTGCTTGGGATAAAAGGTCGCGTTCGCGTAGGTGACAATCGAGTTGTCGCCGCAGCAGCGCCGCTCGGCCTCCATCTCGATCTCGCGGTGCAGCTCGGACTTGACCGATGCAATGTCCTGACGAGCCAGCGCGAAGCTGTCCTCGGTGCGCTGGTTGTGGACGGCCTGATCGCACAGGGACTTCCGCACGTCCTTGAGCTGGCTGTCGATGTAAGCGTACATCTCCAGCATCTTCTGATCGCCGTAGGTGTTCGACTTGAGCATCGCGATCTCGCTGTCCTTCTGCGCGAGCTGCTGCTCACGCTCGAGTTCATAGCGCGTGACCGGCGTGTTCTCGCTGCACCCCGCAGCCACCGCAGCCGGATTTACACCCCAGC